CCATCTATCGGACACGGTGTTCCTGCTTGAATCATACTTTCAAAAACTCTTTCATCTTGGCATAACATCGCAACTGCTGCAACTTTCATACCAAAGTCATTTAAAATCCGAGCTAGTTTAAGTCGTTCACAATTTTTGTCAATGAAATGTTTGCCACCAGATATACCTACGCCAAACGTTTGTAAACCTGCCGATGCGCCAACAGCGCAAACATCTTGTGTCATGGAATTATATGAGGGTGCTCCTGCGGTAGGGGGTGATGATTTTATATTAGAAGTTGTTGAATTTGTTGTTGTTGAAGTTGATTCACTTCCTGATTGATAAGTCGTACTGGACTCATATCCACCTTCAATAGCGGTATTAGAGCCACTAACATTCGATTGTGTTGAACCTGCATAGGCAGTCGTTGAACACACCAATAGTATCAGAAATAATAACGTTGATAGATATTTCACTGTTCCTCCTAGAAACAATTCATTTCATCTATTTCAGCTGGTTTCCCGTTTTTAAAGAACCATACATAACTAGATACAACGTTGCCTTCATCGGTAACGACACATTTTTTGCCTACCGAGCAGGCGCTTAATGCAAATAGTAATGCTAATACTAAAAATAATTTATTCATTTTGTCCTTTTGGTTCAGGCCCTGTTCTAATATTGTGTTCATAGGTGGCCTGTTCTGCTTTTTCTTGATCTTCTAGCTGGCAGCATTCACCGGACTGTTCTTTTTCTTTGGTGTGTAATCCACAGCACTTGTTGAGATCTATTGGCATGCTTCGCATTCCTCGTGTGTGCATTCATTGCAAGAGCAAACCCCATATAGATCGCTGTGTTCCTTTACAGAACAGTGGCAATCACAATTACAATTAGTACATTTAGTCACTTATATAAGTCCTTCATTAACCAGTCGCAAAATTTTTTCCACCATTTTTTAATCATCCTTGGTCTCCTCAATATCATAGAAGAACTTATCAGTGTCTTCTGTTTTCCATTTACGACTATCTTCAACATTCCATTCGCTGGTTTGTACTTTCCAGTCAAAAGGAACCTCGTCTCTTACTGTAAAAGACGGGATACTCCAGATTAGTCTATTATTTGGCTGAGCCGCATAGTTGCCGTTTTCAAGGGCTAGTATGTGTGCGCACTTATGTTCGTGCGAAATTTCCGAGTGATCGGTGTCGACTATATTACTCTCTGGATGGGCCCAGTCAACTGTAAAAAGATAAGCGCCTGGGTGCCACTTCTTGTCTTTTCCTATATATTTGCCTGATTGTCCGTCTAAGATGTCATAAGAAGTGACAGCAGGATAGTAACTAAAGCAATTCCAAAGCTCCAGCTCATCAAGTCTATATCTAGGAACTTTATCTGCTTTAAATCCTCTTTGAATGAACGCGGAGATAGGAAGGCGATAGAAGACCGCACCATTTTCCATAATTGCGTGGAATAGAATCGGTCTACCAGTGATCGAGGCCAACCCAAAAATAATGCAATCTTCAACTTCTCCATAATGTTCTTTGAGATCATAGAGATACTCTCTCCTGACCTGCGCGTAGGTCGCAGGAATGTTCGCATTTAAGTATGCCATCCAACATAAAGTCCTATTGTGATATGATTATTAGAACAATTACTACTGCTACAGCAATAGAAATTTTCTTATGAGCTAATACTAGTGCCCATAATTTTTTTGCCTGTTCCATATTTCCTCCATTTATGAGTCAAGTATACTATATATTTCTGCGTCAATTTCAATTTTATTATCTTCATTTCTTATGAATAAAAGTTCAATGATTCTTGTCATTAAAAGAAGTTTTCATCAATTTCATCCTGTTTGTCAATGCTCCCCCAGTCTGGACCAGGTTCATAATCTACCTTATTAGGAATGTCTAATGGAATAGCATCTTTCATAATTTCAATAATTTTATTACTCTGTTTTTCGTTCTCAACAGAAATATCTAATTCATCATGAAGTTGAATCATGGGAGTAATACCTTCCTTGTGTAAATTAACCATTGCTTGTTTTGTCATATCTGCCGCTGAACCTTGAATTAATTTATTTAAGGCTTTATAGGTAAATGCCCTTTTCATATTTCCAATTCCAATTTCAGTTTCTGCCTGCTCAAATGTTAAAGGTTTATGCATACCAAATTGTTTTGGTTCCCACATATCAAACCTGCAATATCTACCACCTAACGTTCTTATTCGTCCTTTTCTTTGGGCCCTATCCATAACACTTTTAATAAGTTGTTTTACAAAAGGAACGGCTGAGTGGTATTGTTTTAAAAGAGCTTGCGCGGTGTCAGTATCATCAATACCTAACTGTGCTTGTAGCTTTGCTTGACCCATTCCATAAAATAAGCCAAGATTAATTGTTTTAGCTTCTCTTCGTTCAAGATCAGCAATGTCTGCAACAATTTGATGAAAGTCTGCGTCTCCTTTTTGATATTGAGCTACTATCTCGCCAAGTCCTGTTACTCCTGGAGTGTTCATAGCATAATGTATAACTAATCTTGGTTCTTGTTGTGAATAATCAAAGCATCCCCATTGACAGCCTTCTTCAGGAATAAAAATAGATCTTATTCCTGCTCCGACGCCAGTGTAATTTGGAAGTTGCTGTAAATTAGGATGAGAATAACTTAGTCTACCTGTTACAGTTCCCCCTTGGTCCCCTCTCAGTTGGTGTATATCAGAATGAATTCGCCCGTTGTAAACATAGTTTTTAAATGAATGTAAAAATGTCTTTTTCAATTTATCCATTCGTCTTGCTAAGGCAATACTTTTAACAACAAGATTCTTATTTCTCTCAAAAGAGTTTTTAGTAAAGGATGGTGCACCTGTTTTCTCTGTTCGATCATACTTAATACCAAGTTTATCAAACACTTTTGCAATACTTTTAGCTGCCCATATTTCAGGAGAAATTCCTGTGGCATCTTTAATTCGTTTTATACAAAGATCATATTTAATTTTCATTTTTTTCTCAAGTATGCCAATTTGATCCTCACTAATTCTTACACCCCTCCATTTCATATCTGCTAAACATGGAAAGACTTGTTGCTCTAAAGCAACTATTGTATGTAAGTCTTGCATATTAATTTCTTTTTTGAGTTCTTGCCACAAAGCCAAAGTTATTTCCGCATCTTTTTCGGCGTATTCTCCAACAAACATTGCTGGAAGTTTGTACATTTCTGCTTTTGGATCTAAACCCCAATCCTTTGCTGCCGCGTTTAAAGCGGTTTCATTTTTACCTAAACCTGTGAACTCTTTGGCCAAAGAATTTAGATCATATCTAAATCGGTTTTCATTAACTAAGGATGAAATAGTCATAGTATCAATGATTGTTCCGTGGACCGTGAGGCCTAAACGACGAATCCATAACACATCATACATGGCATTGTGAAAAATTTTCAAGGTGGGTGTTTTTAAAACATCTTCAAACCAACCTAAAACCTGTTTACGATTCATGTTGGGTCCATTTTCATGAGCAATCGGATAATAACCTGACCAATTACACACGGCGACTGCGATGCCTACAACATCACCTATTCCCCGGCAAGAAGCTGAACCTTTAGTTTTTAAATCTGGATCCTTAGTTTCAAAGTCAATTGCTATTTCATCATATTTAGATAAATCAGGAAATGTTTCTGGTTCGACCCATTCAGTTTGAGGTTTAAACAGTGGACGGTGCATTATTTGTAGTCTCTTTCAATAATCATATCGATAAAATGTTTTGCTTTTTCTAAGTCTTGCTTTCCTCCTTTATATTTATGCCTGCAGATATATTTAATAACATTCCCTTCCGGAAAAAGCAACTTGTTCTCAATTACGAATTTACTTGGTTGTATTTTCATTTTCTTGTAATGTGTTCCGCCAATTTGTTTATTGTATACGCTCATAAAATTAATAAATTATAAAATATTACTGTAATAATGCATATAAACATTAAATCAGTTGCTAAATTCATTTATTTTCCTCTCTTTCTTAGATTGAAATCAATCTCGTCTTCTTCTTCTTTTTTATCACCTGCAAAAAGATAACTTGAGTCACCGTAAAGCTCTCTTTCCATTTTTTGAATAAATCTGTAAAATTCGTTTTCACTCATAGTATTAAGTATGGAAATTTATTTTTTTGTTTACCCATGTTTAAAATATATAATTCCTCTTGCGCCCTGGTAACACCCACATAACAAGTTCTTAACTCTTCCTCTTCTTTGTCTATTAAACCACTATAATAA